ACAACGGCGATCCCGCATATTATAATAGCAACATTCTCGGACGCTATATGCGGAAAGATTATGGTAACTTTGGAAGACACTCTGAAAACGACTCATGACTGGGCAGTTGATAGACTGCATACTCTTTGTGAAACTGAAACGGATGATGTGTTAAAATCAGTTGAAAATGCATACGCAATTCAGTGTGAGTTTGCAGAATGGCTAAATCCAAATATTAACGATCACGAAATTTATTCCTTAGAATACCTTGGAGACGACTAATCTATGTTAGAACTTCTTGCCTCACTTACATTTGTTGATTATCGAAATCTGGCAACAGTTGTTCAAGTAGAAGCACACCCAAATTCTGCAGATGAATATTGTGTTGCTGCTTCTGTTTTGAATCGTGTACTTTCTGATAAGTTTCCAAATACTATATCAGATGTTGTGTATTCGAAAGGACAATATCAGGGAGTTGATGCTAAATCATATATAGTTCCAGACCCTAGATTGATTAACAAATTAAGTTCTCCTGGTGGTACTACTAGTATTGCTTATTGGTCAAGAGTTCTGAACGGAAGAACAGATTTTAAAGGACAATCTATGTTGGGATATCGAGTACCATCTGAAGATCCCATGTGTCACCCCAAAGGAAATTTCTATCATTATTATTGGCAATGATTATTCAAAAACTTAAAAAAACACATACTCCTTATATTGGAGTTCCTGCTCCAAAAGTTCTTTCTGATGATGTGTGGTTTGGACCTGCAGTAATTTCTGATGCAAATAAAGAATATGTAAAACGTGAAACAGAAATTAAAAAGCAAGAAGAAGAGAATCGTCAATATTGGACGAATGAACCAGAAAATATCCATGAAGTAATGTATGAGATAGCAACTAAGAGTGTTGCTGCTACTACTTTACAACTTGATCCAATTGGTGGATCTGAAAACTTTCAAGGTGGATCTGAAAATGTCTATAGATGATTGGCGTTATAATGATCAAAAAATGAAAGCCAGAGAGCAAGCACTTAAAGTTTTGCTTTCCAAATTTGGCGGTCAAATGGAAGGAGTAGTACCTAAATACACAGGTCAATCCATGTATGAGTGTGCTCAAGATTGGGTTTCTCAAGGTAATATGCACACTGCAGGGATTGTAAAATATTACGAGGTTTATTGTGCAAAAAATCTTTAATTTAATGGCATTACTTTCATTTTTAGTATCTGGTACAAGTGTAGCTGGTGCTTGGTACTTGTATAAGAATACAGATACTTTAATTGAGGATGCAAGAGAACAAGTAGTGAAGGAAATTACAGAATCACTTCCTAAGATTGTGGAAGAATTAATGCCAGACATTCCAGAAGTTCCTACGATGACTGGGGATGCTGTTCCACAACTTCCCTCTGCTACTGGACTTCCTTTCTGATGAAAAAATTATTAATGACTTTAGCAGCAGTTCTTTCTATTAGTTCTCCTGCTGTTGCTAACGATAAAATTACTCAAGGATACAAATCATACGATGCAATGGGTTGTATGTTATTGAGGGAATGTACCGATGGAGTCAAAGAAATCACTAGTATTCTGGATATTTCTAGTGAGTATCCCAATACTCATGATTTTTATCCTGTTGCTGTTGAATTCAACAACATGCTCGTTGCTCTTAATCGGGTCGGAGTTAAGGTGTTTTTAGCAGATGATAAGTATTTTCCTCCAATGCATCGAGGTGTTTATCATACGGTAGGAAATAATTTCTTCCTTAACAGATCATTTATGGGAAGACCTAGTACATTGATGAGTGTAATGCGTCATGAGGGATGGCACTCTGCACAAGATTGTATGGCAGGAACTATTAAAAATTCTTTAGTTGCTATTATTCTTCCTGAAGAAAGTGTTCCTCCTTATTGGAGAGAAATGGCTGAAAGAACTTATCCTTCTTCAGCAGTTCCCTGGGAAGCAGAAGCAACTTGGGCAGGTAAGACTGAAGGAATGACATTGAAAGCATTACAAGCATGTGCTGATGGTGAAATGTGGAAAGTATACGAACCAACACCGTTGACTAGAAAATTTTTAGTTAAAGAGGGATACATCAAGTAAAAAATAAATAGAAGTGCCTTACCTTCTACTATAATGCTTGGAGATAAATCCAAAGAATCGACAGTAGAAGAGAAGGACCAGAGTGAAGATAAAAGTGAAGTTCTTGGTAATCTAGTGAAAGTTGTTGTACTTATTTGGTCCGCATCTCTTCTCACGTTCTCATACGTCAGACTTCCAAACGGTCAGAAAATCCTTGATTTTGACCCTACCTTCATCGCATCAGTATTCTCTGGATCGTTAGCTGCTTTCGGTCTTTCTCCTGCTAAAACTGGAGGCAATGGAAACGGAAACGGTCATTCAAAACCATCAAAGAAAGAAGAACCACCAGTTCAATCTGCCATTGAACCTAAAAAATAAATTAGGGTTTGATAACAAAAATGCATTATAATTTTTTTTAATTATAATAGATAGTGTAGTGTTAAATGCATTTACGATATGAAAAAATTCAATGAAGTTACACTGAACATCACTGTAGCAATCATTGATTTCCTTTATCGTGGTAGAGACTATCAAAGATTTTGGGTGCTTGAGGAGATTGCTCGGGCACCCTATTTTGCGTTTTTGAGTGTCTTACATTTAAAGGAATCTTTAGGATTACGAGGTTCAGAACATCTATATTTGATGAAAGAACACTTTGCTCAGACAGTCAATGAAACAGAACATTTGGAGTATATGGAAAGTCGGGGTGGTAATACTTATTGGGTGGATCGCTTTTTTGCCAGACACCTTGTACTTATCTACTATTGGGTCAATGTGGTTTATTATTGGGTGGCTCCTAAGTCTGCATACCATCTCTCTTACGAAGTAGAGATTCATGCTGCAGAAACTTATGATAAATTTCTTGAGAATAATGAAGACAACCGCATTCAGGAAATTATGGAAGACGAAATCAAACACGCAATCGAACTTAAAGAAGCAATGGATATGATTGCAAATGAATCTTTTACTTAGACCATTAAATAACGTTAACGATCCAACATGGAGTGTCATCATTAGTTTGATGATACTCCTTTTTGGCGTTTCATATTACATATATACAATAATGAAACTATCATTTCGGGAGATGGAAGATGGGAGCGATGACACCACCGAGTCGGAAGAGTTGTTACAACTTCCGAGTGACCGAGATCAATAGAGTAGTTGACGGAGATACGATTGATGTCACAATCGACTTAGGATTTGATCTTTATAAAAAAGAAAGAGTTAGAGTCGCAGGAGTAGATACACCAGAGAAGCGTACAAGAGACTTGGAGGAAAAAGCACTAGGTTTAGATGCTACCAACTGGATGAAAGAAAAACTAGAAGGTGCTATCGATGGAGACGACGATCTTGTCATTAGAACTGAACTGGTTGGTGGCATGGGTAAGTACGGTCGCCTTCTTGGTTGGTTATATATCGGAGATGCAGAATTATCCCTGAATGAACAAATGATTGAAGAGGGATATGCTTGGGCATATGATGGCGGAACCAAGCAAAAGAACTTTGAAGAATTAAGAGAAATTCGTAGACAATACGGTACTTTAGTGGAGTAAACCATGAGTGTATTCAATCACGAAAAGGAAGATTATATTCCTACCAAGAATGTTAAGAGCAATTCGCCCATGAAAGGAATTGCGATCGGATTGGGTATTTTAATTGGTGTTGCTCATATTGGACTTCTTGGTTATGTTCTAAACAAAGAGAATCCAGAACCAGTTCAACAACCTCCTACATTTAATCTTCCCCGTGGTCCTTACTCATCATATAAAATTAGGGCTGGTAAAGAAGGATATGAAATTGAATATCGTGCAAATGATCCTAAGATTTTATCCTCAGAAAGAGGGTTAGATCTTGATAAATCAAAGAAAGGATTCTTTGGTGGTGAATCTAGTGAAAGAAGAAATGAATATCGTCGTGATGAATATACAATGGAAGGCACACGAAATATGGGAGGTGCCGTAACGCAGGGTGAAGAGGGAAAGTCTGTAAAAGACATCGAGTGCATCGTGGCGGACGCTGGAGCACGATCACAAGGTGCGATGGCCGGAACTAGTATTGCTGCTGGTCTTGTAGTACCTGCTGTTTCTAGTATTCCTTATATTGGATGGTTAGCAGGTGGTTGGGCATTACTTTTAGGACAACAGGCAGGTTCTGAATTAGGTTCTCAAGTTGGTGAAGTATTTAATGATTGTTAATTAAAATTTGATGAGTTTCGTTAAATAAGAGAAACCTTGGAGGTTATTATGGCCCAATCTGATTATCGTAAGAGGATGAAGAAAGATGCATCAGATCAATTCTTTCTTTATGTTGCCTTTCATTCTGCGTGGACTTCTATTATGAACTTTTTTAATGACTAATGGAAATACCTGAAATTAGAACTACAGATATTATGATATCTGATATTGGAATACGTGAATTAAATATTCCACCAGTCAGAACTATTTTTGATGGAACTGCCCCATCAGTTCCAGCAGCACCTCCTGTAGTTTTAGAAGTTGGTTTGCCTGTTGTTGATATTCCTGGTTGTGTAGAAGCACATGAAAAAAGTGATAAGAATGAGAATTTATTAGAAGATGATCCAAAAGGAACAAAAACTTTTTGTGATGCTGGTGTTCCTAGTTATGATCCTATTCAGTATGAACCTGAGCAATTAATACCAACAAGACCAGCACCTGTTCCCAAAACAGAATCATCAGATAAATCAGATAAACCAGAACCAAAAGTTCCAAAGGCACCAGAAGTAAAACCACCACCAGTTAATACTGCAAAGATTGATTGTCCTACAAGAGAACAAGAACTAAAAAATCCTGTAGGGAAAATCTTAAAAGGGAATGAAAAAATTACAGGATATGAATTGGTAGGAAAAGAATGTTTGATGGTAACAGAGAAACTTTCTATTCCTGATCAAATCATTGGTAACATACCTAATGCTGGTGCTGTAACAACAACTGCCGGTATTGCTGTAGTTGCAACTACATCAGCACTTATGGCAAAACCGTTGGCAGATTTACTCTTACGAGTGGTCAAACCAACGGTTAAGAAAATTATTAAAAAGATTGCTGCTATTCGTGGAAAGAAAACTCCTACTTTGTCTGTAAGGGACCGCCGAGATCAGCAGCGTCTGTACTCACACGCTTTGAGGAAGTTGAAGGGGAAGGAATAGAGTGACGATGTGGTGTGATGTAATTTTTATCTCTCACTACGACATCA